AGCATCTACCCGATTAGGGTAAACCATGATACATTGCATTGACGGGGCTATGACCCAGCCCTCTATGCGGTTGAGCCGACCAAGTAGGATAAACGTGACGAACTGGGTGAGTCTCAAGTAGCCCTCTGCCAATGTCGTGAGACACCGCAGACAAGGCGAACAGGGCAAGCGACTCAGGCGCTAACAAGCGTAGTCTAGATAAACGAGAGGCTCCCTTTCCAAAAGGACCACCCACACTACGGGTCTCTAGGTATTCCTGTTTTTTTCTGCACAACAGGATCAGTTTGTATAGGTCAAAAAGTGATTTTTTTAGAGGGTGTGGGGCACCACAAATATTTCACAGTCACGCCATACCCTCCCCCCCCATACTAGCGTTAACCCTCATAGGGAAACCGAGCATAGGGTAGACCCTGATAGGTAAAACCCTAACATCGTTAACCCTATGTTGTATCTACGCAACAGATCACACTAGGGAAAACCCTGATAGGGTAAGCACTGATAGGGTTAACCCTGATGCGTGCGATTATCGAACGGTGGGGCGAGAGGGTGATGTACCATTCTCGGGGTACCTAGTGCTCTGTGTTTCACGTGGAACATTTCCACAGAAACTAGCCTTCAGCGGGTGGATTGATACCCATAGTGACAGACACTCATTGAACCCTACGGTCAGGTCTCCATCGCCTGCTGCCAGTAGGATTTTTCTTTGTTCATCGGTCAGGATGCGGGTGAAATTGACGGTATCCTGTCGGCACGGTCTAGCCATAGTGCTCACCAACTTAGGGTAATCCCTATTAGGGTTTGAGTAGGGTTTGTCCCTATTCTAATGCGTTCAGCTACCTATACAATACATCCATGCCCTAGCACTTCGCCGGGGTCTATTCAGGGAGCAATCATGATAGAGCAAGCACTGACAGAAGAGCAAATTGAGCGCATGGTAGAGCGTCAGATTGACCGCCTAGACCGCCACTTGCTGAGCAATCAGATTACACAAGAGCAATACGATAGGGACATTGTGGCCCTGGACAAGTGGTCTAGCCAGCAATATCAATACAGCAAATCGCTGGGTCTGATTTAAGGGAAGAGCCATGCAAAACACAATTCCATGCCCTCAATCCGTAGACAAGCTACGCGAGAAATTCGAAGCCTACTTTGCTTGCCTTAAGGCTGATGCAAAACGCGACGGCTACAGAGTTTGCAAATCTGAAGAATGGGCTCGATTTGTAGACAAGGCCCGTGAAGAGGGTTCGATCTAAACAATCCGGCCCTTCGGGGCCATCTTTCTCCCTTCGGGGACTCATTCGGAGCACATCATGGCAAACACGGTCAATTGGTCTTCCCTTCTAGCTGATGCGGTCAACAAACCCGGCATCATTTCTCAGGCCTACAGCGCATTTCACCGCTACAGCGTAGGCAATCAAATGCTCGCTTACAGCCAATGCATGGGGCGCAATATCCCTGTCGGGCCTATCGCTACTTTTAAGCGTTGGCAAGCCTTGGGGCGCAATGTGCAAAAAGGCTCTAAGGCTATTCAGCTATGTATGCCTGTCACCATCACCAAAAAAAATGAGAACGGCGATAAAACGGGCGATTGCTTCCAGGCCTTTGTACTGAAAAACAATTGGTTCGTTTTGTCTCAGACTGAGGGCGCAGAGTACACCGAAGAACCCGCAAGCCCCGAATGGGATAAAGCCCTCGCTCTTCAAGCCCTAGACGTTACCGAAGTGTCATTCGATCACACTGACGGGAATTGCCAGGGCTACGCTGTTGGGCGCAATATCGCCGTTTCCCCTGTCGCCGCTCTGCCCCATAAAACCCGCTTCCATGAAATCGCGCACGTTGTCCTGGGTCATACCACCGAGGGCCAATTGTCCGATTCAGAGCGTACACCTAGAGACATTCGGGAAGTGGAAGCAGAGAGCGTAGCCTACATTTGTTGCAGCATCCTAGGGCTTCCAGGCCTGACAGAATGCCGGGGCTATATTCAGGGTTGGCTGCAAGGCGGCGAGATCACCGATAAGACCGCTCAACGCATCTTCGGGGCCGCTGAAAAGATTCTCAAGGCAGGGCGCAAGCCTGAGATGGTGACCGAATGAGCCAATTCCCTGCCTATCAAACGGCAGGGGTTGCAGCCCGTTGGGGCTGTTATTCCTGCTGCACTCAGCTAGACCCTGCGACCCTGATCGACTCTGGCTATCCACCGGGGCGCGGTCAGTACTCCATGCAATGCGCCCATTGCAAAGCCTACACATGGTTTGATTTAACCCAACAATCGGAGACTTCCAATGCGTGAACAATTCAAAGACATAGCCCTCGCCGTCATCCTCGGGCTTGCCCTTGCAACCCTGGCCCTGTCCTATTTCGACATTCTCTGGAGTTAAAACCATGTATTTTGAACCCGGAACCTATGTTGACCCTGCGGTCAATTATGAAAACACTGCACAGGCATGGGCTAGTCGTCTGGACAAACCCTTTCCAGGCAATGGCGATCCCTATCAATTGACCATGTGCTTAGGGCTAATCCATGCCATCTGGCGCGACGTTTCCCCTGAAACCATAGAAGCAATCGAAACAGACCCGCAAGCATTTTCTGAGCGGGTTGCCAGTTACAGGCACAACATGGCAATGCAAGGGACTGCCGACCTATGATTATCGAATATCAGCACCATATCGGCCCTGGTCTGACACTGGTCTGCGAAATTGAGTATTTGCCCTATGAAGCAGGAACAGAGACTAGCCCTCCCGCTCAGGAAGAGGCATTTTTCTGCTCTGCAACCCTGCTCGGGGTTGACGTAACCGACATTCTCGCGGAGCACCTAAAAGACTACATAGAGGAGCGAGCCTTATGCTCTATGCAGCCCTCGCTCTGATTCTTCGGGTAATACTCGGGAAACGCTAAATTTAGCCCTTCGGGGCTATTTTTTCGCCCATTAAAGCCCGGATTGTCTCGTTTAACACCGACATTTCGTCTTTTTTCATCACTTGCCAGATCCTACGCTGCCCATGTATGCCATTAAATCCGCCCTGATGACAGTCCCTACAGAGCGGGATGCATAGATACTGCTGGTGCTGCTCGATATGATGGGCGTCTGACGGCCCTGGTGCTCCGCAAACCCCGCAGGGTAGCTCTTTTACCCTGGCTAGGTATCGGCGCTCTGCTGGGCTGGGCTTGTTGTTCATTGGGCGTAGTTAATTTTTAGTTTAGGCTGACCGTCTGCCGGAAATAGTTCCTCGGCCATCACCATGCGCCCTTCAACCTCATAGGAAATGCGCCCGTACATATTCCGGCGAACCCGATTCACTTTCCCGACGAAAGGCTCACCAGTGAACGGATAGACCGCCGTAAGCTGGCCTGGGTTTAGATAGCGTTTTTTGTAATTTGCTTTTTTGTGATTCATGGCAATTCCTCACGGATCATGATATCCACGCCGGGATTGTGGTCATAGACCTTCGTTATGTGTAGGCTGACTAGCTGGCTGTCGTCCAGATACACTACTCCGTTTAGCCCATCAAGCACCGATTTGGCTAAATTGTCCAAATCAGGCTTTTTAGTAGGCCTTTCCAAGCCGCTTAAACAGGCCTGTACGCGCTTTTTAGGGTACGACTTAGGGATTGGTAGCCTGAAGTAAAGAAAAGCCGCCAGAGGGGTTTCTAGCGGCTCTCGGGTCATGGCCTTTTGCGCTGCTTCCCTTACGGTTGCTTCAAAATCGCTGGTTTTCTTAGGCGTGTAGGTCCGAACAAAGCCGCCGATCTTGCTGAATTTTGGCCTACCCTTCGGGACTGGGTTTATGTCCAAGTGAAACGTGACAGAAAAGGTCATTTTTCTTTGCTCATCCAGTACAGCAATTCTGTTGTTGCTTTCTTGCCACGCTTCTTCTCAATGTCCGAAATAACGTCTGCCCACCAGCCGCGAGCTTGCATGGAACCAGTCTCTTTCACCTTCGCCCGATAGCGTCTGATCCACTCCCGCGCTTCGCACCTTCTCATATGCTCCAAGGTCTCCGGTGAGGAATAGAGCTTTGTCAACGATTGCTGCGGGGTAGTGGACTCCATCTCGGACTTTGTTGAGGATTTTTTGGGCTTGGTCATGTGTCATGATCCCCTCCTGATTTGTGCAAGGCGCTCTCTGATGTGATCCGGCATCGTGGTCGCACCTTGCATGCGCTCCCTGTACTGTTCAGCCATCGTGACCTTCTTGGGCGGCTCTGGAATCTCTGCTCCATCCCACCGCTGCTGGTTAAGATAAACGAGCGGGGCAGGTATGAAAGCCCCATTGTCTTTGCGCCACTGATCGGTTGTTTTCATCCACTCGACGTGCTTCAGGATCTGATCCGCACAATGCTCGTACAGCCCTTTTTTCCACTTGGCTTGACAGGCTGACTTTGCTCCCTTGCGGGGCGATTTAGGCCATGCTGACCAGAACTTGTCGAATCCACTCTCAAACATTGTTCTTCTCCTTGAGTTTGGTTTCGATGGCTATGACAAGCTCTGTGATGTTGGTGATTAACAAGCAATCTATTTTGTAAATCTCCTCATCCGTCAGCCCGACCCACTCGCGGCGCGGCTTTTTGCACTCAGGATGCACTTCTTCGCAACCGTCCCAATGCGTCCGTAGCGGCGCCCTATGCAATTCTCTGTCAGTCATCTTCTACTCCTGCTCCTCCAGAAAGAGAACAGCGGCAGGAGGGAGGTTCTCTTTTCAGTCTGTTCATGACTCCAGACCTAGCCGTGTTCAAACAATACTCATCCAAGGGTGAGAAGAGTCGTTATCTGACTTCTCTCCCGCTCCAGGCTTTCTGTCTTTGACAAAAAAGCCCCAAGTGCCCATGAGGGATTGATTCGCTTATACATCTGGCCTTGTCTCACCATGTACCAGATGCTTTACCAGTCGCTCAATCTACGCTGGTCGGCAGGTGCGGGGTGTAACGCCCTGTCGGTGTTTCTCGGGTTCAGTCCATGCAGACCATCAGCTAACGCGCCCTGACGGTTGTCCAGAAAACAAAAAAGCCGCTTAAGTTCTATCCCTGGTAGCGGAACCCCGGGGATTCCGGGGCCAGAGATAGACTTAAACGGCCTCATTTGCTGTCCGCTACGACAACGATTGGCATTCTATGGATCTTTCTGGACTTGTCAAGTCCCTGCAAACCACTCGGGCTTTAGGACCATCAACTGATACAGACGGCCCTTCGGAATCGTTGTCCACTGGTTAACCGCTCCCCGGCTAATGCCAAGTAGACGCGCCAGATTGCTCTGACTGCCTGCCCTTTTGATTGCGTCATCTTTAGTCATTGTGGGTTGTCCTCTTCATCGAAGTCCATGCTCAACGGGTGCGGTATGTCATCGTGAACAATCAGCCCGTCTACTGCCTCAATGTACCGGCCACAGACCACACAGTAGTAGCCATCATCGTCTTCAATCATGTTGTGATTGTACTACGCTTGTTCAGCAATCTACACATTAGGGAAAATACCAATGGATTGTGGTAAGCAATCTATACAATGAAGGCATGGCTAAGACAGGAAAAGCATCCCCGCTCTACGGAAAACTGATGACTGCGACACTATCCAGTCAAGTAAAAGAACTATGGTATTCAAGAGATGAAGAGCTACCAGAGCTGCCCAGGCATGGCTGGTCGTTTGATCTGGTCACCGACATGGAGTCCGTAGAGAACAGGGACTTGCTGCTCAAGATCCTGGAGGACTGTCCATTGACAGACCGCGAGATCCTCGCCGTAACACTGATAGAGCACGAAGGCTACACGCTTGAGGAGACTGGCGATGCTATGGGTTGCTCTAAGGAGCGCGTCCGTCAGATCCATATGAAAGCCCTCAGAAGGCTTCGCACTCATCAAGTAAAGATCACAGGCCAGAAGTTGTGGGAGCTTGAGTGCATCGTTCAGACCTGGAGATCGTGGAAGTGGTCAAGAGTTTCGCCTTGGCTTAGGGAAAGTACCTATTCCAACGGTGTTTAGAGCGCTATACACTCTCTCCCATGCCCTGCCATCCCGGCTGGGTCTTTTCAGGAGTAAACGATGAGTATTGAGAAGCTGCTCAAGACGAATGTCAACGAGCACACAGAGAAAAAAGGGAAGCTGACCTATCTGTCATGGGCTTGGGCCTGGGCAGAAGCCCTGAAAGCCGATCCAACGGCCACTTTTGAGGTAAAGACCTTCCGCTACGACCAATACACAGACCTGCCATTTATGAGCGTGAACGGCACAGCGATGGTCTGGGTAACGGTAACCATGTTTGGCAAGCCCATGACCTGCCAACTTCCGGTGATGAATCACAAAAACGAGGCTATTGTCAATCCTGATGCCTTCGCGGTCAACACGGCCATCATGCGCTGCCTGACAAAGGCACTCGGACTGCACGGTCTGGGACTGTACATCTATGCCGGTGAAGACCTGCCTGAAGGCGCACCATCTCCAACAGAAGAAGAAGATTGGAATTTCGAGCAACAGCACCTGGAAACCATGCGGGAAGCAGCTATGGGCGGTCTGGATGCTTTAGAAGCCGCCTTTAAGCGCATCCCTACATCTCAGGTTAAGAGTAGGTTCTGGGCAAAGCATCAGGAAAGCCTGAAGCAAGCCGCGCAGCAGGTGAAAAAGTGAGAGACATGGAACTGACCGTGACTCGGTACAAAGTCGAGGACGCCCAGAAATGGCGCGAGGAGGTCCAGACGCTGCCGTTTATCTCATTCCCGGCTGAGTGGCAGATTCAGATCATCCCTCCTTTTTCGGATGCCGTAGTCAGGTTCCGGGTCAAGCTGCCCTCAGGGTCAGAAAAATCCATCTATCTGGACAAGCGCAACTCCCTTGGCTACTGGAAGACGGTGGGAGAGGGTTACTGGGAAGTCCACCCATACCGGGGGGATGTGGGCAGATGTGACACCAAAGACATCCCTGAGTTACTGAGGATGATTGGAGATGAACAGGAGTTTGAGGATGACTGAGCAGCGCACAGACGAATGGTTCCAGCAGCGCCTGGGCAAGGTCACGGCCAGCAGCCTATACAAGGTTTTGTCCAAGATCAAGACCGGCTATGGCGCTGATCGGGGTAACTACATGACTCAGCTAGTCCTGGAGCGCATTACAGGCCAGAAAGCCGAGTCCTACACCAACGCATCTATGCAGTGGGGCATTGAGCAGGAGCCGCTTGCCAGGGCCGCGTATGAGGCCTCTAGGGGCGTTTTTGTCGAGGAGGTAGGGTTTATCCCTCACCCAACGATAGAAATGGCTGGAGCGTCCCCTGACGGGCTTGTAGAAGGCGGCATGGTCGAGATCAAGTGCCCCGACTCCAAGACCGCCCTGGAGTGCTGGCTGTCCAAGAACCCTGTCGAGTCCAAGTACTTCGCCCAGATGCAGTGGCAAATGCGTTGCGCTGACCGGCCCTGGTGCGACTATGTGGTGTTCGATCCTCGGATGCCACTCAAGGCTCAATTGCTTGTCGTTAGGGTTAATCGGGATGACAGGTGGTTAGAAGAGGCTGAAACTGAGGTCAGGAAGTTTTTGACTGAAGTGGATGAGAAAGTGCAAGCATTGAAATCAATCATTGGAGAATGAAATGTCGAAAGTTTTGAAAGAAATCAACACCATCGTGGGCGAGTACAAGAACGCCCAAGGCGAGACCAAAAAGCGCTATCTGCGGATTGGCTCGATCATCGAAACCCGCAATGGGGCCATGCTCAAGCTGGACTCTATGCCGCTCAAAGAGGGTGGCTGGGACGGCTGGGCGTATATCAACGATCCCAAGAAGACAGATGAGGCTCCCAAGAACAAAAAAGGCTCTGGCTTTGAAGATCTTGAAGATCTGCCGTTCTAACCATGAACTACGCCAACATTGATAAGAGCGACCGCCTGAAGAGGGTTGCTGATGTGCTGGCCCAGAGTGGGGAACTCTCCACTCTTGACATCATCAAAAAGGCCAATGTCTGCGCTGTCAACTCAATCGTTTCCGAGTTGCGCCAGAACGGCTACGACATTACCTGCCAACGCAGGGGCGAGAAATGGTTCTATAAACTGGAGAAAGCATGACTGATACACGCAAAGAAGTCTTGATTGGCTTGGACAACATGAAAAGCATTTTCATATCAACGTCCTTTGACAACAAGTTAATGGTTTCCGTCAACATTCAGGGCGGATATGCATACGTCCACCTTACTGACGAGAAGGTCGATCAACTCATAGAAGCTCTTGTAGCCTTCAGGAAGGAACTGGCATGAAAAAGGTATTTGCTGGATTGGCAATCGCTCTAGTTACGACTGGAGCCTGGGCGTCTTGCTCAACGCACACATACATTGTCAACGGCAGGATGGTTACTTGCACTACCTGTTGTTACTTTGGCGGAAACTGCACAACCAACTGTTTCTGATGAACCCGTTTGACCCGAACTACAAGGCCCAGATAAGCATGAAAGACCTGGAGCGATCTAGGAAGACTGCTTATCAGGCCAGCCGTATCGTCAATGAGAAGCGCAAGACTGGTGTAGAGCCAAGCAAATCAGAGGCGCAGCGGCTGGGTGCTTATGGAGGATCAGATCCTCAGAACATGGTTGTAGAAATGCCCAAAATGGCCTTGCACAAGAGGACCAGGGAGAAAAAACGATGAGAGATAGTGATATCTTGGAGATATGGCGAAAGCATAAGGAGGTCCATGCTTTTGCCCATGAGATCCTGAACATTGAGCGCCGCATCTGTGCCAAGTTGGCAGACGAGAGTGAACGCAAGCACGAGTTGCGAAAGATCGACGGCAAGTGGGAGTGGATTAGCCCTGCTGGAGAGGCTATCAGGGAGCGGATCAAATGACCCGCGACGACATCATCCGCATGGCGCGGGAGGCCGGTATCAAAAATGACTGTGACGGCATCTGGTGTGATGCAGATCAGTTGATTGCTTTTGCCCATCTTGTTGCATCCGTCGAGAACAGAGCCTGCGCTCAGATAGCAGATGCATCAGAGCCGTACAAGGCTATAGATCTGATTATGAGCCGGTGGCAGAAATGACTGATACGGAGACCAAATGAAAGCTAAAATTCTAGACCCCAATTTCAAGTATGTTAATGCCGCAGCGACTAACATTCAGGATACATGGAGAAAATTTGGCTGGAGGCCGTTAAGTGAAATGTCCAAAGTGCGGAGCCTGGAGCCTAGTAAAGGACACCAGACAGAAGAACGAAATAGTCCAAAGATTCAGAGAGTGCGGTAATGAGCATCGTTTTACCACTGAAGAACGTGAAGTCCCCTCAAAATCTCACGGCGGCGCCAGATTTCGCAAGCTGGCAACCGGAAAATCTAGTCAACTTCTGCAAGCAAGCCAACGAACGCCTAAAGGCTCAGGAAGAACAGATTGAGGCTTTAAAAACAGACTTGCGCTTGGCAATGGAAGCGTACCGGAAGATTCTTATAGAGACTCAACGTCAATTATCTGACCCCTAAACTCGATCTCTTTGTCGCTCCACCGATGGGCCAGTTCAGGCCACAACAGTTGACCATCCTTAAAAGTCAACACCGCAAAACCTGAGCGCCAGTTCACAGGATTGTCCTCAAGATAGTCCGTGAATTGGGGTCCATTGGTGTCTGCCAGAGTTCCTGTATCTACACCATATCTATTGCCTGTGTAGTCAGCAAATGGCGTGACCTTCAGGCTGTGCAGATGGCCCGTCACAATACTGATTCCAGCATTGACAGTATTGTTGTGTGTGGCATGGATGCCGCCCTTGTAGCGGTGCTTGACAATTACCTTTTCTGTAGGCCAGCACGACCAGCATGGTATCCAGGCTGGAAAGTGGTCTGACAGCTTAAAGCCGCCAACGTGCATATATTCCGGCACCGTATT